TGGCCGACTCAGCCAGGCCGGAGACGATCAGCCACATGAGGCGCAACGGATTCCCCAAGATCATGACGGCGGTCAAAGGGCCGAAGTCGGTCGAGGAAGGCATCGAGTTTTTGAAGAATTACACCATCGTCGTGCATCCTCGGTGTACGCACACGATTGACGAATTGACGCTTTACAGCTATAAGACTGACCCATTGACCGGCAAGATTCTGCCCGTGCTTGAGGACAAGAAGAACCACGTGATTGACGCGCTTAGGTATGCTTGCGAAGCGGTGCGGCGTGCAAATACAGTAAAACCGCAGACCGTCATCCCGATGGCGACCGTCAGCAAATGGTGAGGAACTAAGATGGCCAGAATGTCCAACGATCAACGCATTGCCAACCTGCACACCGAGGCGCTGGCGCAGTTCAACGACATTCAGAGCGCTATGCGCGACGAGCGCCTGCAGTGCCTGCAGGATCGGCGCTTCTATTCGCTCTCCGGCAGCCAGTGGGAAGGCCCGCTCTGGGACCAGTTCGAGAACAAGCCCAAGTTCGAGGTGAACAAGATCCACCTGTCCGTGATCCGCATCATCAACGAGTACCGGAACAACCGCATCACGGTGGACTTCGTCAGCAAGGACGGCGAGGAGAACGACAAGCTGGCCGACGTTTGCGATGGCCTGTACCGCGCTGACGAGAACGATTCGGTGGCGAACGAGGCCTATGACAACGCATTCGAGGAGGCAGTCGGTGGCGGGTTCGGGGCCTGGCGGCTGCGTACCGCCTACGAGGACGAGGAAGACCCCGAGGATGATCGGCAGCGCATCAAGATCGAGCCGATCTTCGACGCCGATAGCTCGGTGTTCTTCGACCTCGGCGCCAAGCGCCAGGACAAGTCAGACGCCAAGTACTGCTTCGTCGTCACCAGCATGACCCGCCAGGCGTACAAGGATACCTGGGGCGATGATCCGACCGACTGGCCCAAGATCATCCACCAGTACGAGTTTGACTGGTGTACGCCTGATGTGGTCTACGTGGCCGAGTACTACAAGGTCGAGGAAAAGAGCGAGACCATCCGCATTTTCCAGACTATCACCGGCGAGGAAGAGCGCTACAGCCAGGCTGATTTCGCCAACGACGATACGCTCGAGGAAACCCTGCTGGCGGTCGGCAGCCTTGAGGTGCGGCAGAAGCGGGTCAAGCGCAAGAAGGTCCGAAAGTACGTCATGTCAGGCGGCAAGGTGCTTGATGACGCCGGGTACATCGCCGGCAAGTGCATCCCGATTGTTCCGGTCTTCGGCAAGCGCTGGTTCGTGGACAACATTGAGCGCTGCATGGGTCACGTGCGCCTGGCCAAGGACGCCCAGCGCCTCAAGAATATGCAACTTTCCAAGCTCGGCGAGATCAGCGCCTTGTCATCGGTCGAGAAACCGATACTGGTGCCCGAGCAGGTCGCTGGCCATCAGATGATGTGGGCCGAGGACAACCTAAAAGACTATCCGTACCTGCTCATCAACCCGGTGACCGACCAGAACGGCAACCAGGCCATCAGCGGGCCAGTCGCCTACACGAAAAGCCCCAACATCCCGCCCGCTATGGCGGCACTGCTCCAGATCACCGAAACCGACATGCAAGACATCTTGGGCAATCCCCAAGGCGCAGACAAGATGGTAAGCAACGTCTCCGGCAAGGCCGTTGAGATGATCCAGGCTCGCGTGGACATGCAGACCTTCATCTACATGTCCAACTTTGCCAAGGGAATGAAGCGATGCGGCGAGATTTGGCTGTCGATGGCCAAGGACGTCTACACCGAGAGCAAGCGGCGGATGAAAACGCTCACTCAGACCGGCGAGACCGACATTGTGGAGTTGATGCAGCCAACGATTGACCAGGAAACTGGCGAGATGGTCATGGCCAACGACCTCGGCGCGGCCGCGTTTGACGTCAACGTTGACGTTGGCCCATCGAGCAGCAGCAAGAAGGCCGCCACGGTGCGAGCCTTGACCGGCATGCTCCAGATCACCCAAGACCCCGAGACGGCCCAGGTTCTCGGCGCCATGGCGATGATGAACATGGAGGGCGAGGGCATCGAGGATGCGAATTCCTACTTCCGCAAGAAACTCCTGCGCATGGGCGTCGTTCAGCCAACCGACAAGGAGAAGGAAGAGCTGATGGCGGAAATGCAAAACACGCCACAAGACCCGAACACTATGTACCTGCAGGCCGCAGCCGCCAACGAAGAGGCCAAGGCAGCCAAGGCTCGGGCCGATACGGTCGAGACCATCGCGAACTCGGAGCTTCGGAGGGCTCAGACTCTGGAGACGCTTGGCAAGGTCGACGAGTCCGCCCAGAACATGGCGATCACCAACGCCGAGGCCGTCCAACGGATGATCCAAGGCCAAGGCGCGTGATCTATTGTCAGATGCTCTAAAATAGTTCAGAATGTATCAACGGCATCCGCCCAGCCGTTCTAAATGGGTGAGTTTGATGGGGTCAAAATGAAGCAGGCAGATATTGGAGAGGACGACCAAGACACTGGCGTTATTGAGGACGACACCGAGGACAGCAGCGATCCAGTTGCCGGCCAGGAAGAGTCTGATGATGCCGAGGAGGAGGTTGTAGTATCCATCGGGGAGGAAGCGCCGCCTCCCGAGGAACAGACTCACGCACCGGAATGGGTTCGCGAGCTGCGCAAGTCACACCGAGAACTGCAGCGCCAGAACCGCGATCTGCAAGCGAAGCTACAAACCACGCAGACTGAGACCAAACCGGTCACACTGGGGAAAAAGCCAACGCTTGAGGATCACGATTACGACGCGGACAGGTTTGAGGTAGCACTGTCGGATTGGTTTGATCTGAAAAGAAAAGCCGCCGATGTAAGTGCCAGGCAAGAGGCTGAAGTTATGACTCAGCAGAAGGCCTGGCAGTCCAAGCTGGACAGCTACGGTAAGGCGAAAGCCGAACTGCGAGTGAAGGATTTTGAAGACGCCGAGGCCGTGGCCCAGGAGCTCTTCAGCATCACCCAGCAAGGCGTTGTGCTACAAGGTGCCGAGAATCCGGCACTGGTGATTTACGCACTCGGCAAGAACCTGAAGAAGGCAAAGGAGCTATCCGAGATTACAGACCCCGTGAAGTTTGCTTTTGCGGTAGCGAAACTGGAGAAGGACTTAAAAGTGACGAACCGCAAAGCAGCCCCGCCGCCCGAGAAAATCGTGTCAGGAACTGGCCGATCATCAGGAGCGGTGGACTCAACCCTAGAACGTCTGCGAGCAGAAGCGGAGAAGACTGGCAACATGACCAAGGTCATTCAGTACAAAGCGCAAAAGCGAGCGGCATCCAAATAGTTTCAATCTAAGGATTTATCATGAGCAATAGTTTCTCAAAAGAAGAGCGCGTCGCGTTCGAAGACATTCTCGAAGGCTTCCAGGACTTGCTGGTTCTGTCGCGCCACGTCTCGGTCTACAACACCGACCAGACGATGATGGCCCGTACCAACGACACCATCTGGCGTCCGATGCCCTACATCGCCCAGTCGCAAACCAGCGCACCCGGCACGCCAGTCACCTATCAGAACATGACTCAGTTGTCAGTTCCCAGCACCATCGGCTTTAGCCAAACGGTGCCATGGACCATGACAACCCTCGACCTGCGCGATGCGCTGCAAGAGGGCCGCCTGGGCGAGAGCGCAAAGCAGAAGTTGGCCAGCGATATCAACGTGGCGATCATGAACACTGCAGCCGCTCAGGGCACGCTGGTGGTTCCGATCGTTGGCGCTGCCGGTGACTATGACGATGTGAGCCTGTGCGACACGATCATGAACGAGCAAGGCGTGCCTGACTACGACCGCTTCCTTGGCCTGTCTAGCCGCGATTACAACGGCATGGCCGGCAACCTGGCGGTGGCAACTCGCTCCTTCGGCAACCCGAAATCTAACCTCGCTTACGAGCGCAACCAGGTCGGGATGGTCGCTGGCTTCGACACCTACAAGTTCGACTACGCCAACCGCATCGCCGTGGCAGCTGGTGGCGTAACCACCATTGACACTACCGGCGCCCAGGCTCAGTACGTGCCACAGGCTACCTCGACCTCGGTCGGCGGCCAGATCAACGTGGACAACCGCTACCAAACCGTCACCGTGTCCAACTCGGCTGGCGTTGTGGCTGGTGATGCGTTCACGATTGACGGTATCTACGCGGTGCATCACATCACCAAAGTGTCTACCGGCCAACTGAAGACCTTCCGCGTCATTAGCGTTCCCGCCGGCGGCGTGACCTTGGTCATCAGCCCTCCGATCATTGCAGCCACCGCACCGGCCACCGATGCTGAACTGCAATACAAGAACGTTCAGCTGGTTACCGCCGGCGGCGCTGCGGCACTGAACTGGCTCAACACTGGAGCCTCGGCGATCAACGTCTTCTGGCAAAAGGACTCGCTGGAAATCCTGCCAGGCCGTTACGCCATCCCGTCCGATGCTGGCACCGCAGTGATGCGCGCCACCACCGACCAGGGCGTGGAACTGGTGATGCAGAAGTTCTACGACATTGACAGCATGGTCATCAAGTACCGCCTTGATACCTTGTTCGGTGTTGTGAACAAACAGCCGGAAATGTCGGGCATCCTGCTGTTCAACCAGTAATTTGTGCAATAAGATCGTGGGGGCTTCGGCCCCCGCTTTCGCATAAGGATCGTGCCATGCCCCTAAAAAAAGGCTACTCCGAAAAGTCGATCTCTAAAAACATCGGCAAAGAGATGAAGGCAGGGATGCCCCAGAAGCAAGCCATCGCCGTTGCGCTATCTACCGCCAGAACTGCTGCGATGAAGGCCGGCAAGCCCGGTAAAGCCCCGGCAAAGGCCAAGAAATGAAAGACGGTCTCTACTCCAACATTCAGGCCAAGCGCAAGCGCATTGCAAGCCAGAAGGCCGCAGGCAAGACGCCTGAGCGTATGCGCAAACCCGGCACCGAAGGCGCACCAACAAAGGCCGCATTCATTGCATCTGCAAAAACAGCCAAGCCCATGAAGGCCAAGAAGTAATGCAGTTCCCGGCCATGCTCTACCAGTCGCCAGGGCAAATCCCAAAGCCTGGCGGCACTGGCACCTACAAGATCATCGGCGTACAGACCCAAGAGCAGGCCGACGCTATGCTGGCAGCCGGCTGGTTTGCAT